ATGAACACCTGCTGATTGATGTCATCGTTTTACACAAATGCCATCTTTTTAGCTAGCTTCTAGGTCGCTTGGTTCTAAATAATATCCTGTTCATTGCCTTACCCTCACATTGCCAGCCTGTCGCTGGCTTTTTCATTTGAGGCTCCTGGAACCATCATCGACACGCCTTCTTGTTAAATCGTCCCGACGGACAGACCCTTTTCAAACACACAGCACCCGCTAACTACGCGAGGTGAGAGTATGTATCGCATGGACAAAATAACCACAGGTGCTGCATATGGCGCTTCAGCCGGTAGCATCCTAAACGGCATGCTGAATGCCTATAGTCCCGAGCAGTGGAACGCTATAGGTGTGCTGGTGGGCATCATCATCGCTGTACTGACGTATCTGACGAATCTATATTTCAAAATCCGCGAAGACAACCGCCGCAACAGGAGCCGAGATGAACCCGACACTCCGAAATAAGCTGGTGGGCGCCGTTGTTGGCGGAGCCAGCGCAATCACTATTGCAACTGTGATGCTGGGCAATGCGGATGGACTTGAAGGAAGACGCTATTACGCTTATCAAGACGTCGTTGGTGTCTGGACTGTTTGCGATGGGCATACCGGCGCTGACATTCGCCGCGGTCACAGATACACCGATAAAGAATGTGACGCTTTGCTTCAATCCGACTTGCGCAAGGTTGCTTCAGCTATCGACCCGCTAATAAAAGTCTGCATCCCTGAGCCTACCCGCGCCGCGCTTTATTCCTTCACCTATAACGTGGGAACGGGCGCATTTAGCAGATCAACGCTGCTGAAGAAACTGAATGACGGTGATGTTCCGGGGGCATGCAAAGAGCTGCAGCGATGGACGTATGCCGGTGGGAAACAGTGGAAGGGACTGGTAACCCGCCGGGTGATTGAGCGTGAAGTCTGCGAGTGGGGCCAGAAATGAGCCGATTAATAACCATCATTTGCGCTGTCGTTATCTGCCTGCTGGTTTCGATGACATGGGTGATTAACCACTACCGCGACAACGCCATCACCTACAAAGACCAGCGCGATAAAGCTAGCGAACAACTGAGCCTGGCGAGCGCTACCATCAAAGATATGCAGGCCCGGCAGCGTGATGTCGCTGCACTGGATGCTAAATACACGAAGGAATTAGCAGATGCGAAAGCTGAAAATGATGCTCTGCAGCGCAGGCTTGATAATGGTGGCCGGGTGCTCGTCCAAGGCAAATGTCCATTGCCAGCAACAACCGAAACCGCCAGCACCCCCGGCGTGGGCGATGATGCCACCGTCGAACTCTCTTCTGTTGCTGGACGAAACGTTCTCGGTATACGAGAAGGAATCCTCAGAGACCAAGCATCACTGAATATCTTACAGAAGTATATTTTAGAACAATGTCGGTGAGACTCACGTATTGGTTTATAAACCTTTGTATTATGTAAGGTATTTCAGTATCATCACAAGATAATTATTGGTCTATGGGGACTATAAAATGGTAGAGTTGAAAGTAATTTCATCCAAAGAGGAAGTTGAGGAAATAAGCAGAGCGCTGAGTAGCGAACCAAAAGGCAATAATCTGACTCCATTTGTAGTAGGTGACTACCTAGTAAATAGCGAAAAATTTACTACTCTAATGATTACAAACGATCAGAAACTTGTTGGGCATTCTATATGTCATGCTTCTAGTGCTGATGATGGCGTTTTATTGGAGATATCGAAGCTATACATTTTGAATGATTCTCGTGGACATGGTTACGGACTGAACGCAGTTGACCAAATTATTGAGTTGGCAAAAGATGACGGTATCTCATCTGTTTTTGCTGAGCCATTGGATGAAGCAGCTAAAGCCTTTTGGAGCAAAACCAAATTGAACTATGATCCGATAGCTAATCGATTTGAAATCGAACTCTAAGTCCGAACCAGGATTAAATGCTATTTCGTTCACTAAATTGTTGTCATCATAAAGGCCACTTACGAGTGGTTTTTTTAATGTCTGCATCCAAAAAAAAGCCGATAAAGAGGCTCTCAATGTCTGGCATCTACCAAATCACGCTAACCACCCAGACAGGCGAAACCTTCACGGGAAAGATGTCTCGGCGTCAGCCTGTGCTGGCGAATGGATTTTTTCCGCTAGCGGCGGAGACGGGCGAGTGGTTGTATTCCGCCCAGGGCGATGTGAAGCGCGTGCAGTTCCCGTCTACCACTACCGTGGTGCCAGTCGAAGAAATAATGGATTGAATGAAGTTGTTTAGCTATGTGCGGGACCATAGGGAAATATGGGTTTAGTGTGATCTTTAATAGGCGCTAATGAAAGCGCCTGCTGAAGTAAAACAGTTATTAAGAATTATGATAGTTGCTTCAAGCGCAATGTTGGGCAGTTTCAATCATGAAAAAATTATGGTTTTTCCCAACCATGGAGCAGCGTCATATCTGCATAATCCTTGGCTGCATCTTCGCTGTGGCATTCAATAGCAGGTAGGGTAACGTAGTAATAATGCTCATCAAAATTACATGTTACCGAGATGATTTTGACAGGATTTTTGAAAGTTGAGTCTTCATACTCCATGCCAGCCACTGGAATCAGGGGAGTATCAATCTCCTTATGCAAAATAGTATGAACTCCATTTCCATGTACTACTACCAACATATTTGCAATCACTTTCATTGATATCTCCTTTTTTGGATAAAATATGGCACTTACCGACAAACAAGAATGTTCTGTCGCGAGTGCCTCATCGATTTAATCGCCACGCAAGCGGCAATTCGGGCGGGGTACAGCGCAAAGACAGCAACTGTATGGCCTCCGACAACTGCCGAACCTAGCGTCTTGTTAAGAATTAATAATTACAAAGCTTAATGCAATGAGTTAGTGAGAAGAATGAAAAAAAACATGCTGTAAGTCATACGCATGGACAAAATTTGATTGTTTTTAATCCTGAAGTGCGCATGGCTTCATTGCAAGCTTCATCAAGACTTAGTGTGCAGATTTTCTGATACCGCCCAGTAGTAAATCCTGTTGTATCCTTTTTACGCTTATGAGGATTAATGCTTTTACAGGACACCCTGTGGATTCTCGTAAACCGAGCGTCAGTGCGGCTGCCAAGTCCTTGTGAGTGTTTAAGCGTATTGACTACGAACCCATTGGGATTATCGCTCAGCCAATGCCGGTAGGCAGACTCGCTTTCTTGTTGAAGTTCGCTGTTGAAAGTAAATGTTGACATGGCTTACACCCATATATTTGTATCTAATCATTTTTATCTTAGTCTTCTGAGCGTTACAATGCGCCTATGAACATTATTGCATAGGTTTGAGGTATGATCTGGGTCATATACGTCTCTGATAAACCACATTCGAAGAAGAACTTTAGGATTGGGCTAGATCAGAAGGTCTGGGGTGTTAAGGAAACAAAGAAAGAAACAATCGAAAAGGTATCCGAAGGCGATCTGGTTGCATTCGTTTACTCCATTTCTTGGTTAAAGGCAGAAGGCCCACCGCCTAAGGGTTTTTCGCGTGTTAGCAAAAATGACCTAGATAAATTTCGAGGTGCAGTCCAAAGCATCACCCTGGCTAAAGTCAGTAAATCCTATTACACCTCTCAACAAAAGGTGTGGCCAGATGATGATTATCCACACCGCTTTGACTTCGATAATGTAACTACATACGGCACAAATGTTTTTTTTGGGACCGAGTTTTTTAATCCTGATTTTGTTGAGGCTGTAAGATATTCAGCATGTACGCAGGGTTCAGTTACACAAGCATCGAGCATAGAAACCATCTCGGACCTTTCTTTGGTCAAGGTTGAAGATACGGAAGAAGAACTGCCAGTAACCGGTAGTGAGGGGCGGCCTATCCTCCGGCTTCATCTTTCCCGAGAACGAGATCCTTCTTTAGTAAAGAAAAAGAAACAGTCGGTGTTCGAAAAAACTGGAAAGCTGGCATGTGAAATATGTTCAGTCGACTTCAAAAATACCTATGGCGAACTAGGTCAAGGATTTGCTGAGTGCCACCACAAGAGTCCCTTGAGTTTGCGTGACGACAACCAAGAAACAAAGCTTGAAGACCTGGCTATAGTTTGTGCAAACTGTCACAGGATGCTTCATCGCCGCCGGCCATGGTTAACGATTGATGGACTTAAGAAGATTTATGAAGAGCAACGAGCTGACCAAGCTTCAACATGATCTCGCAGAATTTGCTTCTGAACGAGACTGGGACAAGTTTCATTCTCCCAAAAACTTATCGATGGCTATGTCTGTAGAGGCCGGAGAGTTAGTTGAAATTTTTCAGTGGCTAACTGAGGAAGAGAGTCGATCTTTAACTCAAAAGCAGCAGTTAAGAGCTGAAGAGGAGATAGCGGACGTGTTCCTCTACTTGCTCCGAATTGCAGATAAACTGAATGTTGATCTGATTCAGATTGCTAAAAATAAGATTGCAATTAATGCGGAGAAGTACCCAGTAGAAGCATGTTACAGCAGCGCTGCGAAATATTCAGACCTGTAGAATGATCTGTTTTGCTGATGGACTTGATAATGGAAGTTAGCGTCTGAACAAATGTTGCTTGAAAATTCGATACTCAGCGGCAATAGCTTTTCTCAGGGTATTCTCGTTCTTATAGAGGGAAAGTCTATGAATCAAGAGTTGAATAAAGCTATCTACACTGCGCTAAGAAGTTTCGAGGGTTCCTCTGGTGTCGGTTCATCCCCAACAGCAAATGAAATCATCAGAGTTGTTAAGCCATATTATTCTCAAGGTAGCGAGCAACAGAAGCGCGATATCCTGGCAAGGCTCGAGAAACTCCGTAAAGAACCTGGTGTGCCGTTCCCAATGAACCTTCAGCAGATGCTCGAAAGTTAACCCCCAATAGTATTCTTCATAGCCACTGGCATTTGCTGGTGGCTTTTTTATTGGAGTAAATATGGCAAAACCGGACTGGGGCGAGCTTCAGCAACGGTTCCTGTCCGAACATGCCGCAACCGGCGTGTCACCAAAGGAATGGTGTGAAGCGCAGGGACTGAATTACGCTACCGCCCGTCGATATATCAAAAAACCTTCTGCGCAAGCTGCGCAAAAACCTGCGCAGAAAGATAAAAGCGCAAATGAGCTGGTGGATGATGATGGACTTACTGCTCAGCAGCGCTTATTTGTCGCTGAGTACCTGAAGGACAACAACGCCACCGCTGCCGCTGCACGTGCTGGCTATAGTGACCCAAACTACGGTCGTCAGCTCATAGCGAATCCTAACGTTGCCCAGGCCATTGCGCAGCAGCAGAAAGCCTCCATTGCGCGCACGCTTGGCTGTGCTGATGAAGTCCTGGCCCAGATGTGGCAGCTCGCGACTTTCGATGCAAACCAGCTTTCACAGTATCGCCGCGGTGCGTGTCGTTACTGCTGGGGTTTCGGTCACCATTACCAGTGGCGCGATGCAGTTGAGTTCGAAGAGAAGAGGCTCGAGGCTGTTGAGCGTGACAGACGTGAACCCGAAGATTCCGGCGGCTATGGCTACGACCACAACCGAGAACCAAACCCAGAATGCCCGCGCTGCAACGGCGATGGCATTGGCCAGCCTTACTTCGCTGACACAAGGAAACTTTCCCCTGATGCTGCGCTGGCTTACTCCGGCGTCAAGCTGGGGAAGAGTGGCGTGGAGATTACGGCCATAAGCCGCGAGCGCATGTACGAAGCGGTAATGAAGCGCCTGGGTCTGGCCGATAGCGAATTCGCGCAGCGCCTGCAGCAAATTGAAATCGAACGCCGGCAGCTTGAGGTCGAGAAACTCCGTAAAGAGCTGGCCGGTGATGGTGAGGACGATGAACCGACCCCAGTGCAGATCAATATCAACGTAGTGGATGCGAGGGCAGACGATGGGGATCAGCCCGACACTTAACATTCCTCAGGCGCGCTTCCTCGCGATGCAGCACAAATTCAAAGCCTATGTTGCCGGGTTCGGTTCGGGGAAAACGTGGGTGGGTTGTGGCGGCATCTGCAAAGGGATGT